TCAGCGCGCGGTTGTTGAACTGCAACAGGCGATTCTCTTGATTGGAGATTTCAATGTTGCCCGGCTGGTTCCAGTAACGCAGTGAGGCGAGCAGTGACCTGATGGACGGCTCCAACGCTTGGTAATAAACATCGCCGTTGACCTGAACCACGGACTTATCGTTAACCGGTCCATTGACCAGCTGCACGATGGTCATCAGGGGCTGGTTATTGTTGGATGCCGCAATCCAGTCCGCACGCGACACTGGCACATTGAGAGAATAAACGGCGCGCCGCGTCCCGAAGAACAGGTTGCCTTGACCGAGCTGGGTGTTGATGTTCGCATTGTGGAAGATGGCGCGAATATTTCCGTCCTGACTCGAAACAGCGAAGCCATCGCCACCGAGCACCAGCGGGTTTTCGGTGACGTTGAGAATGGCGTCCGTGAAGTTGTAGGCAGCTGTGCCGCTGGGTCCACTGACGATGTCCCCGGCATTGCCGACCAACCCGCTCGCATACCAGATTCGGCCCATGAAATAGTCCATGGCACCCGCCGCCGGAATCTCATTGATGCCCGGGGTTCCGGGAGCGACGGCGGTGTTGGTAATCCCCTTAGAGCGGCGAAGAATATTTCCATCACAAAACAAAGGTAGAGTGGTGAAGTCGCCCACCTGAATGACGACGAACTGTCGGCCTTGCACGAAGAAGAATGGCTCAGGCCAGCTGGCAGGCATGGCTGTTCCCGGGAAAGCAGCGGTGAGGTTAATTACGGACACCGGAGGTCCGGCAACCACCTTATAGATAACGCCACTGATAGCGATAATCAGGTAAGGGTCCGAGCCGGTGCCCGGGTCATACATAATGCCGCCCTGCCAGATGCCAGCGCTGTTGTGGACAGAGGACAGAAGCGTGTAACCACCGCGCGGAGTGATGCCGCCATCGCGGACCGTAGCGTTATCGAGCCACGCCAGTTGGTTGCGTTGAAGACCGTTCGGGTTGTTTGGACTTTGGATGGTGGGAACACGGACGCTATCAACGCCACCCGACCAATCTATGCTACCGTCCGGAATCGCTACGCCTTTGATGGGTCCCGGCATAAGTTGTTGTTGCCCGACACTAGCCCAGTGGTTTAGAAATTCAACACCTAATGGCTAACCGAATCTTCAAATACAACATGTTCTGGCCAGCCACCAAGAACCCCCTGTCGCTCGAAATGGACTGCGTAGCCATGGGTGGCCGGTGGAAAAAGAAAAAGGCTGAAGGCTTCGCCGGGGAGGGAATGTTTTACCACTTCAAACAGGCCATCTCACTCTGCTGGCCTTGGATTAAGTGGCACACATGGGCAGACTTGCAGCTGAAGTGTTATCTGGAATACCGAATCATTGGACAGATGGGACCGGCGTCCAGCGGAAAGACGTTTGTGCCCAGCGCCTGCGCGCTCATGGACTATTACATCTTCCCGTCCTGCACCACGATTTTAGTTAGCAGCACTACGCGCGAAAGCCTTGAGATGCGTATCCTCGGGGAAGTCAAAAAGCTCCACCGTGAGGCGCACGAGAAGTTCGCGTGGCTTCCGGGCAATTTGATTGAGGGCCGCCAGCGCATCGTCACAGATGATAGAAGCGCAGCCGCTGAGGGTCGTGACTTCCGGAATGGGCTGGTAGGGGTAGCATGCAAAAAGGGCCAGTCGTTCCAAGGGATTGAGGAGTATGTCGGAATTAAGAACGAGCGAATTCGGATGCTCGGCGATGAGATGCAGTTCCTCCCGCGTGTATTTACTGATACGATTTCCAACCTCAACAAGAATCCGGACTTCAAAGGGGTGTTTTCCGGGAACCCCAAAGACGTGACGGATGCACTTGGCGTTATTTGCGAACCCGCTGCTCATTTGGGTGGGTGGGATGGCGGAATAGACCAGCAAGGGGGCACGAAAATCTGGGAGACAAGATTTCCCAAAGGAGTATGCATTCAGCTCGTGGGCACTGACTCCCCGAATCTCGATGGCAAGCTGGGCATCGCTTTGATTTCGCAGAAGGACATCGACTCCGACATCGCTTTCTACGGGCAGGACTCTTTGCAGTTTTCAATGATGGACCTTGGTCGTATGCCGCGCGGTCAGGCGCTGCGCCGGGTCATCACTCGGCTGATGTGTTTAAAATTTCATGCCCTCGAAGAACCCGTCTGGAAAGACACCAACCGCACTCGGATAGCTTTCATGGATGCAGCCTATCGCGGAGTAGGCGGCGACCGATGCGTGTTGGGTTTCCTTGAGTTCGGTCAGGAAGCGGTCACCCCAACGGGCGATGAGCTGGTCAGCACCATAGTGACGCAGAAAGTGCCGAACCAACCCAGTAGCCAAATCATTGCGCTCAACGAGACCATGCTGGTTCCGATAAGCAACAGCGTTAATGAGGTGCCCGAGGACCAGATTGTCAATTTTGTTAAAGAACAGTGTGAAAAGCGCAATGTCCCACCCGAGAATCTTTACTTCGATTCGACTGGACGCGGCAGCTTGATGAATTCGTTTGGTCGGCTCTGGTCCCCGCTGGTGAATGGCATCGAGTTCGGAGGTCAATGCTCCGAGCGCAAGGTCTCCACGGAGATAGATGTCGTTTGCAAGGACTACTACTCGAAATTCGTGAGCGAGCTGTGGTTCAACGTCAGCTACACGATACAGAGCGGCCAGTTCCGTGGAATGACCGAAGAGATGATGCAGGAGGGGTGCTTTCGGGAATGGGGGTTTGTTGGAGCTGGGCGCGGCATGAAAGTCGAGATAGAAACCAAGGACAAGATGAAGCTCAAAAGTGGCCGTAGCCCCGACTTGTTCGACGCCCTTTGTTGTGGGGTCGAAGGGGCTCGGCGGAAGGGGTTCATCATTAAGAAAACCCATGCGGCGCAGCATAAGCGCGTTGACAGAAATTGGAAGACTGAGTTGAAGAAAAGAGCCGAGCAACATTGGCACGGAAACTCGCTCAATTACGCGGCTTAGCAGCGCAGCCGCATAATAGGAGTGCCAGCAGGGCTATCCTCATAGTTGGTAGCTGGACAGAGGAAGGCACGCACCACCGTTGAAGATGTTAGTAACGTCAGCCTGAGTAAGGGCTTTGTGCCACATGGCCATTTCATCGATGAAGAAGTTGAGGAGCGAGGAATTTCCTATCAGTGGTCCTACCGCAAACTGTTGGGCACCGTTGACAATGGTGTTCGTGTTTGTCGGTGTCGAAGTGACAAAAACCCCATCGTAATAGCACCGTATCTCAGGAACGGAAGCGTCAAACACGATAACACAGTGATGGTAAACGCCGTTGGTTGGCAAACCGGTAAGGTTAATTCCAAATGTTGTGGTTGAAGTATCCTCCAATAAGAAACGCAACGGGCCTGCCCCACCACCTACCATTATCAGGAAATACGAGTTGAGTGTGGAATTATCCCCCTTCAAGAGAACATTAACGTTGGAAGCGTTACCACCCCAGTTGGTCGAGGTAACCCACAAAGAGAATGAAATACTGGTGGCTGCTCCAGGCATAAAGTCGGTGTTGCTGACATGCGATGCTTGAGATGAACCAAGGTGAACATCCAACCCACCATTAATAATTCCAGCAACCACACCTGCGGAGGTGCTGCTGCCGGTCAGGTTGTTCGTTCCAACCGCATCGACGTAAGGACTGACGTTGACATCGAATTTCCAGTAGGAGATGAGGCTTACAAGAAGATGATTGGACGGAGATGCTCCGGTGGTAGTCGCGTTGCCCTCAGCCGAGTTTGCCGAAGAACAACCCGCCGAACTGTTGGCCTGCACCACGAAGAAATACTGCGTCCCAGATGTAAGACCGGTGATGGTGTAGTTCTTTGGTGAGGCCGGAACCGTGGCGGTATTGGTGTAGACTCCGGAGGTGGTCCCCCATTTGACGGTGAAACTGGTTACCAAACTGCCGGTATTAATCTCATTCCATGTGATGAAGATGGTTGTGTTGGTGATGACCTTGGCCGTGGGATTAATCGGTGTGCTGGGCGTGGTGCAAGGAGGCAAACCGGCGTTCGAAGTCTGGCAGAGCAGATAAGCGCGCAAAGCGCCTTGGTCAGC